GGCACTTCAACGTTACCAATCAAATCTGATTCATAGAATAATGCACGATCTAAAATAACAACGCGTGTGAATTTCCCATCAATTGTTTTTTTAGACACACGCGCATCAATCTGATTGATGAATTTACTCATGGAGTCACGCTTGCTTGTGCATCTGTTGCTGCGCTAACCGATGCCTCTTGTGTGGCATCGCCTTGCATTGAAATTGTAACGTTCGACTTCCAGCCATAAACAGCTACGCCGCGTTCTGTCGCGCAACCAGATAGAAGCAATGCAGTGATTAGTAATAATAGTGTTTTCATTTTTATTTCTCCTTTTTGTTTAATGCGTTATGCACTGTTTGTAATACTTCGGTCGACAACGACTCGATGCCGCTTTGCTTGCCTTTCATTTCTCCAAGTTGCTCCCTAATATCTGATTGGTCCTTGTTTAGCTGCATGATTGTTTTGTACATAATGCCGATTGCGCCAGTTAAAGCGCCACCGGCTGCCAGTACAATCGTGACTAAATGACCGACATCCATATTATATTAATACGCTAAAATAAGTAGCATCGCGTATCCAAATCCGACAAGATGCGATGCAATCAACAATGTGTTTACAATCTTAAGCGGCTTGGTAGATGATACTTCTGCGGCTTTTAAATGGCAATATGCGGCAATAATCCCCAATCCTTGGCGAAAGAATATATTAAAAAACACGCCAGTATTGGTGAGAGTTTGAAATGCAGGATCACCAATGAATGCCGCCGTCCAAGGCATAAACCAATAGATGTTGTCAAGTGCTGCCCCGATAAAACCGATAGCCACACCCATTACAAACCAGTCTTGCCCGGTCTTGCCTGTATTTAGCCATGCCTTACGTGCTGATGGCAGCCACATATAAACAACTGCAAACGCTAAAATGACTGTTGGAAATGTTAAGCCAAGCGAGATAAGCTCTGCAATGTTTTGTAGATCCATTATACTTCCTCTGTTGGAAACCATCCTGCGGCTTCCATTTGTTCGCGAGTTATTAAATTAGGTGAAAGACTTGGCGATGATTCGACAATCTGTAAAATATTCATTTTGCCGCCCTTGGCTGCCGTGATGGCCGATTCAATGGCTAATGCTTCTCCTGCTGTCACGCCTTCTGATATTAGAGCGACAAATGCCGGCACGTCTGCTTGCGCATGCACCGGAACTAGCTGATCGCTGTCAATCGGTCCGATGGCAACTTGCGTGCCGTCTGGATGTGACATTACGCCGCAATAAAATTGCGATGTTTCGCCGTCGCTAATGCCGCGCGGCCTTGCAAGCATCCACAACTCATGGCTGATTGCTTGGCCGTATTCAACAGATGGATTGGATAGAATTAGATACATTAGTAAATGTCATATTGATTGTTAATGTTGGTTTCGATGGCTGCACGGTTGGCTGACTGGTCGGTAAAATAAATAATAACCTCAGACATTGTTCCGTTAAATGGACGAGCATTGTCATCAAAGTTTTGCCCAAGCCAAAGTTGATCAACTAGTGTTACGTCTCCGATTGGAACAGAGCCTGAAATGACAGTATTGAGTGTCGCATCTAACGCTCCGTTCTCGTAGGCTAATATTTGTGATTGTTGGTAAACCAGAGTGTTGAGGTTCTTGGATGTATTGCGAGTTCCTTGTCCTGCTACAGGCGCCGACACTGACCCATTAGCACCATCAAAGATAGTATTATAACTATAAGTATCACCACTAGTTTTCTCCCAAATGATACCATTAAATGCGCCTATGGGTCCGTTTGGTCTAATTCTAACCATAGATGCTGGCCCGCTAGTAGTATCATCTTTGGTGACAGCAAAGAAAGTTACGGATTGAAGCGTGTCGGTCAAATTGCTAACAGTAAACAAACCGTCATCAACCCCATCAAAGTCCAGACCACCAGTCACAAGCACACCAGCATCAACAATCTTAGGCTGTGAAGTCACAACTGCTTGCGTCGCGTCGTTTGAATTGCCGCTCTGGTCGTACCAAGTGCTGACAAAGCCGTCGTTACCAGCACCCACCCAGCCCGTCAGCGTCCCACTCGACACCTCAGCAGCCGAAAAGTCCTTCTCGGAATTATCGCTTGCACGTCGTACACGGACGACGCGCTTCCCATCGTCCCAGCTCTTTAGTCGCCGCAAGCTATACGCGGCCGCAGCGCCAGGGTATTCGTTAAGTAATGGAGTCTTGAAACCCTCAAGCGCAACCGGAGTCACGACCGAGGATATCACCGGTTGCACTTGATTGGAGTCTAGCATTTAGCTGAGTTTTGAAGTTTTAAGAACGCCTGTGACAACAATGTCAATGTCTGGCGATGTCGCGCCCGATAGAGTCAAGCGAAGGTCAGCACTGCCAACCTCGATGTTTAACGCGCCGTTTGCAGTGATTGTCGCAGGATCGCCAAGTGCATTAGTTGCAGCGAACCAAGTAGTGCCGTTATCATAAGATAACTCGAATGCCAAGCTGCCGCCGTCAAATGTGCCGAATGCGCCAACGTTTAATTTTCCCTTAATTGGCAATGCGCCAGTTGAAGAGTTGCTTGTAAGATTATAAGTTTGTGCCATAGTAGGTAATTAGTTATAGTTTTTTTGTGAATTTGTCAATATTACGCAGATGGAGAGAAGTCGCGCTTGATAAAGACTGAGAAGTCCCAAAAGTCAAAATTTGACGTTGGAGTAACATAGATCTTGCCGCCATTAGAGACGAATGTTGCTAATGAAAAGATTGAAAAGTTTACACTCATAGGTTGCGCTTGTGACTCCGGAAATGCCGCATTGGTCGATACAATAACAATGCTTGGATTTCCGTCGCCAATGTCTAATTCGACCAAGACTGACTCAGTGGTCTGCCCTGGATCTGCGACAAAGTCAAAGCGCACGTCATAGCTATCGCCAATATTCTCTGGCGTGATCTCGCTGTTTGTTGCATCCCAGAAGTCAGACACGCCGCTTGGCAGATATGTCTTATTGGTATTTGCGCCCAATCCGTCAATTGTTACCATTGTTCGCGTGCCTGCCGTGACAGACAGCTTGTTGCTTGATGTATAAACGCTGTCTTCATATTGCGCCCAGCCTGGTGGATAAACTTGATACGGCTGAACCGAGACGCCAATGTCAGACGTTGTCAAAGCAGACGGCACTTGCGCAGCGGCCGCCGCGAATACATTGCTTGCGCTTGCGTAGATCGTCACATCTTGCTGTGCAATCACGACTTCGTCGATCTTGATCTCAATATATGCTTGTATGCTATCAGCGCCGCCAAGCGCCTGCACAATGCGCGTATTGTTTGCGCTAAGTGTTGCGCTCCATCCGTTGGTTATTTGCGTCCATGTGTCTTGGAAAATTAATGGCTGCGCTGTCAGCTCGATGACTTGTTGCTCGCGTGTGGTTGCGTCACCTGCGATTGATTCCGCGCCCACGATAGAAGACTCTGGTGAAAGGTCCACGCTCGTCCCTGAAAGCGTAGCAACTGCGCCAACGGTGCGATATGTGACAATATAGCAACCATCGCCCTTTTTGACAACGTCAACTAGATCGCCACTTGGTCCGGTGTTGCTATTAAGCGCATTTAACGCCGCCTCTACGGTCGCTGCGCTGGCATTGTAAGCAATCGCGCTAGTTGTCTCAGTGCCGTCTGTTAGCGTGAATGTGCCTTGCGTTGGCTGCGCGTTGCGCGATGCAATGGAAACTTTGACGCCGACGCCGCCTGTGCCGCTCCGGCTATCATAGCTGCCATCTGGATCAATTAAATATAAATTGATTGTTTGCTCTGCGCCCTGCACAAATTCGCGCACCGGCATCGGCGATTGTGGTTGCGTCGTGCCTTGCACGATTGCTTTGGCGATGCTTTGCGGCTCTGTATTTACGTATAAATTTATGCTCATATTTTTTTAAATTTGTTATTATATTGTATTTTGCTATCCACCAGACCCAGGAGTTTGGCAATTGCATGCCGGCACAATTAATTCACATTTATTTTCTGCAAATACAAACCTCGGCGATTCGCCTGCTGCTGCTTGTCTGACTGACATTTTAGCAATTGAATTTATTGCACCAATGACTTCATTTAATTTTTTGTTTTTTGCAAGCGAACCTTGCGTGACTTTATCTATATTTCCCATTATTGCGCTTTCACTTTTACGTTTGCACGTTGTATAATATTGCCAGCATATTTTGTTATACTGCTATCAATTAAAAGAAGTTCACCATTAGTTACTTTTGCATCATATTCTGTTGCGCTTGGAATTGTTGCATCGCTCAGTAAAGCATCTGGAGTGCGAAATGTCTCAGACAGAGGAACATCCGTTGGCGCTGTTATGCCAGAACTCACGCCAGGCAGATAATATGTAAAATCTGTAAATGTTCCAGTTGCCAATGATGATCTGTTTCTTGGTAGAATTGCAAACTGCTCAAGACTAACGCTATTAATATAACTATAAGAAGCCATTTTATCAACGACCACTCTTGTTGAGTTTGTGCCAGACAATGCAGTTCTGTTGATCCTATTGTGGTCGATTGTTATGCCGGTTTGTGGATCTGTAGTGTTAAGCGAGCAAATCACGGGATCACCGACTGAAACTGTATTTGAGCAATAAAAAGTTGATGTATTTGCTGTAAAAGTATAAGAAGTAACTGTTCTTACAATTGTATTATCTCTGTCAGCCTCAATGCCTGGAAATGTGTAAGCACTAGTGCCAGTTAATCTTAAACTTCTGCTTGCTGGTATTTTAGCAAACTGCCGATCGAAAATCACCAAGCCGCCCTCAATTTTTGTCTTGTTGTAATCGCCGACAAAATATGCAGTTGAATCTGCTCCAAAAGGCAAATCAATTACGCCGGCATTTGTTGCGTTTGCCATTGTAGTATCCAATGCAATCGGCGTATAATTTGACTCATTGACCACGCAAACAAGATGGTAAACTTTTGTTACATTATCGTTTTCTGCAATAAATGGATATTCAACCCAGCTTTCAGTGCCTGCTCTTGGCGTTGTAAAGTCGCCGCTTGTATATGGTAAACTCATTATGGATTCCTTTTGATCTCCTCGTCAATGGATGTTAAAAGTTTCGTTTGCTCTTGTAATTCAGCAATGTCAGGTTGATTCGACATGTCCTGCATTTCTGATGCCGTCACGCCGGCTGCCGATGGCTTTGTCGCGCCAGGACCATAGCCGCTTTCCTTTTCACGCAGAGAGAATCTGTCTTGTATATCTTGTTTGCGCTTTCTTCCACCTGCGCCAACTTCCGCAGAACGCTCTTGGCGCTCCCTTCTCCGCCTTTCCTGATCTGCTTTGCGCTGTTTGCGCTCGGCCGCCCTTTGTTCTCTTGGCGTTACATAGCCAGACTGATTTACATCTGCACCTGCGCTTGCTTTTGCTAAATCCTTTGCAAGTTTAACTGCTTGCGCACGATCAAGGTTAGTTGATTGCATGATTTCTTGGATTGATTGCTCAAGCTCAAGTTGATTTCTCATTTCGTGCGTCAATGCATCATCTTGTGCTGCTTCTGCTTTTAAAAGCTTTAATTTTGCATCTGATATTCTTTTTGCTGCTGCTTTTTCTTTTGCTTCTTCCGCTGCTCTTTCTGCATCCTTAGCCTTTTCTTCTGCCTCACGTTCTGCTTTTGCTAATTCACGCGCTGCTTTTGATGCCCTTCTTTCTTCTTCTCGTTTTTGTTTTGCCAATCTTTTTCTTTCTTCTTCTGCTTCTCTTTCCTTTAAAGCTAAGGCTGCAGCGGCTTTCGCTGCTTCGTCTGCTGCCTTTTTTTTGTCTTCAGCTTCTTTTTCCAACAATTTTTTGCGCTCTTCAATTAGTCGGTTTTCTTTAAGTGTTTCTTGTGTGGATTTTCTTCTGCCTATTTTCCTGATTTTACCTTCTGCAATAAGTTGCTCCTTTGCCAACTCTTTGATTGCATCCCTTGCTGGCATAATTGCACCAATGATATTACCGGCAAATATTGTTACGCGTTGTTCAAATCTTTCTATATTGTTTTTTGCTTCAGTAAGTGCCGCAATGGTCTCTTCATCCATGATGCGCCCAGCCTCGGCAGCGCCGTCGCCAAGAGTCCTAAATGCTTCGCCTCCATCTTCAAGCAATGGAATAAGCATCGTTGCATCAGATGCAATTGCTTCCATGTAAAATACCATATCTTGATGCGGCAAATTAGCCTTTTTTAAATAATCAAAATATCTTTGCAGTGCTTCTGGTCCACTTAATCCAATAAATTCCTCCTTAGTCGCTCCAACTTTCGGCGCGATTTTCTCAAAAAAGTCTACCATTGGACCGGAACCAACTTGCAAAAAGTCGCCCATCTTATCGCTTGTATCTTTAAAAATATCAGCGAGCTTTTCCTGTTCAATGTTTACTGTCTTGGCTGCCTCGGCAAACTTCTGAAAATCCTCTACACCAACGCCAGAAACTTTTGAAAGCTGCGTAATTTGAGACGCAGAATCAATTGCGCTTTTACCAAACTTAATAAAAGCACCAGCCGCACCAGCAGCACCTAAAGCTGGCAATAATCCGCTAGTAATAGACCTTGCGAAGTTTTTGACGCTTGCCTTTGATTTTTGCAGACCCTTACGAAAGCCGCTTGAATCTAAATCTATATCTGCTTGGATGTCTGCTTTAGCCATTTTCTTTTGCTTCTCGTTTTGCTTTCAGTGCTTCGCTCTTTAAATCGCGCAGCACTTTAGGCTCTAAAATTTTATAGTTAGGAATGGTCGAAAGTCGGCCCGCTTTTTGCAGTGCGAATATCTTAGTCATCGGCATATCCGCTATGTCATCTGGATGCTGCCCATACCTGGCTGCCAACTCATCAATTGCGCCGACAATGCCCTCAACTTCTGGCAGCTTAAAAGATGTCGTGGTCCGATTGCTTGCGGATTCTGGCATCTCATAGAATGCCGAGTTTAAATGATTGTTTATATCTTCCGCGAATTGATCCGCGTCTTGCCCGGTGCTAAATACTTTTGCAATCTTGCGCTCAATCTTAAACTTCTGCCAGTTACTCAACGGATAGTTTACATGATTGCGGAATATATATTGACAGATTGCAAACTCTGAAATCTTGCCAGACAAGATGCCATTTTTGACAACTCGTAAATCAATCCATGCGCGAGCGGTCAAAGATCTTACAATGTAAGGGCCGATGCGCGATGCCAAGCCGACACTGGAAAAAGCATTAAGCCTTGATTGCTCAATTTCCTGCCGCTTTGCTTGATATTGATTATAAAAGCTCATTTGTAAAAAAGCCCCACCCGCGATGGGCAGGTGAGGCTATCAACACAACAACACACTATGAAAAGTTAATCGTCGATTTCTTCAATGGTTATAGATTCAGCGAAGCCTTCATTGATCAGCCATTGGCCGACCAGCTCGCCAACTTCAACGACGTCACCAGCAAAGGCTGGCTCGCCGCGTATTGACTTATCAACTAAAAGTTTAACTTCCATTATGCTTGGTAAGTTTTAAGCACTGCACG